CTGATGGACGACCCAGACGACGAGGACGTGTGGAAGGACTTCTATTTTCTTAGTACGTGTCCTTGCGTCTTTTGCAAGGCACATTTGAGCAGACTTGACCTTGTTGAGTTTAGGGAGAAGCAGTGGAGACTTATTTGGAAGCAAGGAAAGGCCTATGCAGCTTGTGGTGACTGCGTGAAGGCAGTACTGTTTATAGAGCGAACTTGCTATCCTACGGTGTGGCGCTCGGTTCGTGGTGTGGAAGAGCTAGAAGGAAAGCCAATCTGTCATATCAAAGTCACCTGTCAATACTGCGGGCATGTGCTTAGCAACGACGAAAAAGCCTTAAAGGCCTGGGAAGGCAAGGCATTGCGACGGACCCGGAACCGGTGGTGCGGCAGCTGTTTCGACTGCAATCACCCTGACCCTGAAATTGCACGGCAGGAAGCAAAATATGCAAAGAGCAGCTCATCATGAACATGGGCGGCATATGGAGCAAAACCTGTCAGATGACAGCGGAGTAGAATCGGATAGCAGCGAAATAGAGGAAGAAAGGCGCCCCCACAGATGTCCTTATCGAGTTCTGACATTTTGCCACTATTGTAACCAGGGAGTTCGCATCGTGCTTGTAAGCACTAGCCCGGGGATTAGACACGTTAACACTCTGCTAACCGGGTCGGTGTCCATTGTGTGTCCGGTGTGCGCCTCGGAAAGAGGATACTATGGATTCCGCTGAGCCAGGTACAAGCAGGGGTGCAGGCGGTTGGTTTGTGCTTCAGGAGGCACAGTGTAGTGACTCGGACAGCGAGGTCGAGGGTGCAGATGAAATAGACGGGCCAGAGCTCTGTAGCATTTTAGACGATGGGCCCGTTACACAGGGAAATTCCCTGGCATTGTTTCAGAGCCAAATCATACAGGCAGATGAAGAGCGGGTAAGCTGGCTGAAAAGAAAGTACGCGGGTAGTCCTGAGAAAGACTGCACGCTGAGCCCTAGACTAGTCGCTATTCACATTTCACCACAAAAACAGGTCAAGCGGCGCCTGTTTTTAGGGGTCGGCAACGAGGACAGCGGGCTAGAGCTCTCGGGACATAATGAAACTTCATCTATTTCTTCAGCGCCACAGAGCGAAGCGCAAATCCAGGTACACGCGGGGCCGCTTATCAGCACACCCGATGTGGGTGGGCAAGGTATGCAGGCTGTGGTGGACGTGTTGCGCCTCCACAACCGGCGTTCTGTACTTTTGGGCCGTTTTAAGGACGTGTTTGGTGTTAGCTACACAGAGCTGACGCGGCCATTTCGTAGCGATAAAACTGTCTGTAGAGACTGGGTTGTGGCGGTATATGGGGTCAGGGAGGCTGTGTATGAGTCGATAAAAGTGCAGCTGGAACCTCTATGCGATTATATGCACCTTATCTTGCGCCCCACTACGCAGCAAAATTATCTGCAAGCGCTTTTACAATGGAAAGCGCAAAAAAGTCGCGAGACAGTAAGAAAGCTGCTTAAATCACTGCTGCAGGTGGATGAGCTGCAAATGCTTATAGACCCCCCTAAGCTTCGTAGCTTACCGGCAGCCCTCTACTGGTATAAAACGGCGCTGGGAAATAGCTGCTATACCGTGGGAACAGCGCCTGACTGGGTGGTCAGGCAAACCACTGTTAGTCACCAGGATGAAGAAGCACGGTTCGACTTTTCACAAATGGTACAGTGGGCCTTTGACAATAACTATGATACAGAGTGTCAAATCGCATATCACTATGCGTCTATAGCCGCAGAAGAGCCAAACGCAGCCGCCTGGTTGTCGTGCTCATCTCAGGCTAAAATGGTGAAAGATTGTTGTACAATGGTCAATCATTATAAGCGCGCGATAATGAGAGAGATGACAATGTCAGCGTGGTTAAATCATAAAATGAAACAGGTGTCTGTATCTGGGCATTGGCGGGAGATATGTGGGTTCCTGAAATATCAGCAAGTGGGTATACCAGATTTACTTAGCTTCCTGAAGCTCTTCCTAAAGGGTACTCCTAAGCGCAACTGTCTTGTAATTGCAGGACCACCTGATACAGGAAAATCATTATTTTGTATGAGTCTTCTGCATTTTGCAGGAGGCAAAGTGCTTTCCTATGCAAACTCAAAAAGCCACTTTTGGCTACAGCCTATGTTAGACGCCAAGATGGTCCTACTAGATGATGCTACCAAACCATGCTGGGACTATATGGACACCCATCTCAGAAATCTTTTTGATGGTAACCCAGTTAGCGTGGACGCCAAGCATAAAGCACTTCAGCAAATGAAGTGTCCTCCGCTGCTCATTACAACAAATGAAATGGTGCACAAAAATGAGCGCTGGCGCTACCTGCACAGCAGAATAAAGGTAATAGAGTTTCAAAATCAATGTCCACTAGATGACAATGGTGAGCCCGCCTATAAGTTAAATGACGGATCTTGGAAATCTTTCTTCCAAAGGTTATGGCCCCATCTAGACCTCAGTGACCAAGAAGACGAGGGGGACGAGGAGGATGGAGGCCCTGCAAACACGTTTCGATGCAGTACAAGAAGGCCTGATGATGCACTACGAAACTGGCAGTGATAATCTGCAGGCACAGATAGACTACTGGTGTTTAACGCGCGCAGAGCAAGTAATGCTGTACGCTGCCCGAAGTAAGGGTCGCAGAAAGCTAGGACACACCGTAGTACCTAGCCTGGCCGCAGCACAGGCAGCAGCAAAAGCGGCCATCGAGATGCAACTGCTCTGCGAAAAGCTTGCCAACAGCCCCTACGCCAGGGAACCGTGGACAATGACGGACACTAGCAAGGAAACGTACAGAGCACCTCCAGAAGGATGCTTTAAAAAGGGGCCTTGCCTGGTGCAGGTAGAATTTGATGGCGAGCCAGGCAACGAGATGTGGTACACCACTTGGGAATCTATTTACTACTTAGACGAGCACGACAACTGGATTAAAACACACGGAAGGGTAGATTCCGAAGGGCTATACTATTGTCAGGGGCCCCTTAAAGTCTATTATGAGAACTTTGCAGCTGAAGCAGAAAAGTACTCTAAAACAAATGTTTGGAAAGTCATGTTTCAAAACCAAACATTTTCTTCTGTCACCTGCAGAGCTTCCACGAAGGACACCACAGAGTCTGCTGGACCTAGCGTATCAGGCCGCGACGAGCCGGACTGCGCAGCAGCGATCCCCAGTGTACTTCCCACTTCGGCTACCCCCGTGTCTGCTGAACAGCAGCCTTTACCAAAGGAACTGTTACCGGGAGGTTCTCCGAGGTACTGCAGAGGCTCTGGGCGAGGCAGCCCACACTGGGGCGTGGGGTCCCCTGCCCATGTCCCCAGTCCCGGGACCCTATGCCAGGGGGGAGCTGGACAGCTACCTTCCCCCCCCAGCCTGTCGCCGTCTCTATCGCGCTCAACTATATCACCAGCGACAAGTCCTTCTTCTGTACCTTCAGTACTATCCTCAAGTGGATGCGGGTCCCCCTGCAGGCCCATAGAAGGCGTCAAAAGCAGTGAAGGGGTGCCTGCTGTGCTGCTAAAAGGCAAGCCTAATCAGCTTAAGTGCCTGCGCTTTCGCCTCAAAAAGACTTATTGGGTGCATTTTTGGTTCATTACTACTACATGGTTCTGGGCCGGACCTACGGGATCGGACAGAGCGGGAAGGGCGCGAATGCTTGTGGTGTTTAAAAGTTCTGTGCAAAGGCAACGATTTTTGCAAAAGGTGCCTCTGCCGCCTGGTGTAGAGCGGTCAGAAGTGTTTATGGCTGACTTGTGATTTTTTTTACTGATCTCCATAAAGCCTGTTTGTACAAAACACTCGTGTGTTGTGTTGCTATAACAATGACATCTGGGCGGCGCAAACGCAGAGCCGCAGACACTACTGACACGCCCCCCCGTAAAAGGCGGCCTAGAGCAGCAGTAGAGGACATATACCGGGGCTGCAAGCCGTTTAACACTTGTCCAGAGGACGTGGTCAACAGGGTAGAAAACAAGACATGGGCAGACAGGCTGCTACAGTGGCTCGGCTCTGTCATTTATTTGGGGGGACTTGGTATAGGCTCAGGAAGAGGCACCGGAGGTGGAACAGGTTACAGGCCTTTGGGCTCCACTAACAGGGGGGTCGTGGTGGGGGGTGGCAGCCGTGCGGTTAGACCACCCCCGCTGGTTGTAGACACTATAGGACCGGTGGATGCAGAAGTGCTAGAGATGATACCTTTGCAGCCGTTAGAGCCTGGCGGACCCTCTGTGGTAAGTGGCAGCGACGGTGGTGTTCTAGTGTCTGAGGGCGGGTCGCTGCCACCTGAGATACCGGGGGTCCTTGATGGCGGGGGGCCGGAGGATAGCATTCCGGCTCGGGACCCTGCCGTTCTGCAGGTAGGGGAAGGTGACACGGGTAACAGTCATGTCATCACACCTGCGATTGAAAGGCCAGGCTTTTCTGGAAGCAGCAGGGACTCCTTTTATATAGTGGACTCAGGCTCACGAGGCTCTGTTGTAGGAGAGGACATAGAGCTGGTGGACCTACCGCGAGCAAGCACCCCTGAGACCACGGGTGATGCCCTTACAAGAGGTCTGGGTAGCCGCAAATATCAGCAAGTGTACGTGGAGAATCCAGCGTTTGTCTACAATCCAACTGAGCTTGTGGCCTTCGGGGACACATGGGACGGTGCCACTGACAGTTTTTCCTATGACCCTGTCGTTGCATCGCCCCAGGCGGCCCCGGATGAGCTATTTACCGACATTGTGCATTTAGGCCGTCAGATGTATGAGAGGGGCCGTGAGGGTCTTTTACGGGTGGGCAGGGTTGGCCGGCGGGGGACCATACAGACACGCGCAGGCACCCAGATAGGACCTCAGGTGCATTTTTTTCATGACCTCTCCCCTATTTTACCGGTTCAAGAAGAGGTGGAGCTAACGACCTTCCCGCGCGCGCCAGAATTTGAAAGCACCAATAGCGAGGAGACTGCTTTTACAGAGGTGGATTTACAGAGCGAGCCAAGCAGCTACAGCGACACCTATTTGGTGGAGGATGACTCTGTGTCTGTGACCGGACACTTGGTGTTTTCTGATGAAGGAGGGTCCCTCACGGACAATGTGCACCCTATTAATGTTCCTTTGCGCGGTTCTGCAGGCGTAGGGCTGTTGTCTGTGCAGGGCACAACCGATAACCTCACAAGCAACAGCCTTACACCTGCTTTGCAGCCCCCTCAACCGGGTGGAGGGGATAGGGAGGTTGTGGTGAACATGTACCCTTACAGCATCATGTCTTTTCTGCACTACAGACGTAGGCGCAAACGGGGGTATGTTTATTTTTCAGATGTCATACTGGCGATCTAATACGCAGAAACTGTTTCTGCCACCGACGCCTAGCAATAGAGTGCCTCACACGGACGAGTACGTGACACGGACTGACTTATTTTACTACGGCTGTAGTGAACGACTATTGACAGTAGGCCACCCATATTATCAGCAGCCTTATGACTCCCCAGAGCGCAAGGCGGACGTGCCTAAGGTGTCTGCATACCAGTACCGTGTTTTTAGGGTTGATCTCCCAGACCCAAACCGTTTTGCTTTCCCTGACCCTGGTTTTTTTGACCCGGACTCGGAAAGGCTTGTATGGGCGGTCGTGGGCTTGGAGGTTTCCAGGGGTCAGCCCCTAGGCGTGGGCCTATCGGGCCATGTCCAATACAACAAGCTAGATGACGTAGAAAATCAGGCCATACCACGAAATGTTGGTGACTTTGATCACAATCGTGTTAACCTGGCACATGATAATAAGCAGACTCAGCTGCTTATTGTGGGGTGTAAACCGGCTTTGGGGGAGTATTGGGACAAGGCGGAGCCATGCAAGCTTGATGCAACAAAGTGTCCTCCCATTGAGCTGAAGAGTCAGGATATATTGGATGGCACTATGATAGACACAGGATATGGTGCCATGAATTTTAAAACATTGGTGGCAAATAAGAGTGATGTGCCCCTAGATATTGTGGACAGCATTTGTATGTACCCTGATTATTTGCAAATGTCTAAGGAGACAACGGGTGACAGGCTATTTTTCTGCTCTGCAAGGGAACAAATGTATGTCAGGCATTTCTTTAGTCGTGATGGAGTTAACAAAGAAACTATTCCTGACGCTCTGCTGCTTAAAAACGGAGGCTTGCGCCAGGTTTCCACATCTATATACTCTGGGACACCCAGTGGCTCTTTGGTTAGTACTGAAACATCTATTTTTAACAAGCCATACTGGCTGCAACGTGCACAAGGCCAGAACAATGGTATCTGCTGGCATGAGCAGCTGTTTGTGACAGTGGTTGACACCACTAGAGGCACGAACTTTACGATCAATGTAAACACTGATGGCAGCTCCTATGATGCAAAGAAGATAAATGAGTTCACTAGACATGTAGAGGAATTTGAATTGGAGCTTATGTTTCAACTTTGCAAGGTAAAGCTCACTGCAGAAACCCTTTCACACCTTAACACCATGGACCCCTCAATTTTGGAGAGCTGGGATATCGGCCTTGGACAAAGCACAGGGGGGCTTGAGAGTACCTATCGCTATATAAGTTCCCAGGCCACAATGTGTCCTCCTAAGGTCCCTTCGGATACTCCTGTCAAGCCCTATGCAAAGGGATTCTGGGTGGTAGATTTACAACAGCGATTAACACTGGAAATTGATCAGTACCCACTAGGCAGACGTTTTCTTGCACATAGACGCCTATTACGGACACGACGTACCGTTAAGCGGCCTTCCCCCTCTAATAAAAGTAAGACCCCCACAAAAAGACGAAGGAAGTGAATCTTGCTTGTGGCATGTGTGAATAAACATGATGATGTTTTATAAATTGGAGTAATGTGTTAATTATTTGTGTGTCATGGTATGCGCCTGGTGTGTATAAGTCTGGTGTGTTCCTGCTCCGTTGCGGGACGCGCACCATGCAGAGCGGCGGCTGAGGGGTAAGCTGGGGACACGGGGAAAGGCGGGCTTGCGTGCTAAAGCACCTTAATCGGTGCAGACCGCAGGCGGTTTCAGATGAGCTGGCTTTTGGCTAGACTCACTGGCGGCAAAGGCTGCCAAGATCAATGGCGGTGCTTGTTTTGAGGTTTGGCCAAAAGTTTTATCGGTGCTGCCAAAAACCCCTTCGGTATCACAGGTGCTTAAACAAACCTTCAAGGCAAAGTCCTTTGCCAAGACAAAATTCTGAAGAACTCATCCGGTCGGCGGCCAAAACCCTGGCGGTGCTGGCACGGCTTTGTGTTAGTGCTGCCAGGATCGTTGGCGGTGCTGCCAACGATCCTGGCAACACTACAGGATTCTATGCACCGCTGACGGTGCCAAGGCGCAAAGCACCTTGCTAGGTCTAGGCAGACTGCCTATTGGTGTAAAAGTGCTGGTCAGCACTTTTTGAATCCGGCGCGCAAAGCAACCGACATTGGCAACAGGCTGTTTCAACCTGTTGAAGCTCGCTACTGAGTCACTACCGCTGGCGGTGCAGCCATATATTTGGCTAAAGTTAGATTGTTGTTGTTAACCACCATTCAATATTTAAAAACCATGGATCTACTATCCTCATCACAGATCAGTCAATCTCTGA